TTTCGTCAATGATGTTATGCAACGCCGTGTCAGTCTTAGGCACAAAATCACGATTTTTTTCAACGAAAGCCAAGTAACGCCCAAGAATATCAAGCGGCTCGCCTTTAGGCTGTGGCAAAACTGGAATATCGCCCAACTTTTCTAAGTGGCGACCCATCCAAGCCTCTGCAAATGTGTCAGCGAGGTCAACAATCTCGTCATAAAACGAGTTCAAAGCCATGTGTTGTGCAAAGCTGTCAGTGTTTAGGTGGGCGCTGTGGGCATAGTCTCTTGCCGAGAATAATGCACCTACAAATTCTTTTGCGTCAGTTGTCATTGTTGACCCTTTGGATTGATTTGATACAAATAATTGGCAAGAATTCGCGGGTCAATATTTGCCGCATTTAACGGCAATTGAGCTTTCTCACCAATATTGCGAAGACCGCGAGACAATTGACCGCCTTTATAAGCGACTTCACCCATCAAACGAGGCGATGACAATGCAGCTTCAGTTGCAGCCAACGGAATACCGCCAGCAGTGTAAGCAGCCAAGCCACCCAGACCAGCCGTTGCTCGTTGAATACCGCGAGGCGTCCATTGATTCAATGCTTGACCAGCCAATGCAGGCATGATTTCACGCCCGCCAGCCTGTTCAAGTTGCTGCGCTAATTGTGTGCGGTATCCGTAATTCGTCTGAGCATTGTTGCGCATCAGCGATTGCAGCTTACGCATGGCTGTGTCAACTGAAGCCTTATCACCCAAAGAAAGAGCACGCTCAATTTCTTTAATCTGATCTGAAGCCTCTGAATATGCCTTCATGGTTTTGGAGTATTCAGGCGCTTGATTAGATATTTCACCCTTGATAGATGAATAAATGTCGCCAACAACCCTACGAGCATTGCGTTGCTCAAATGGGATTGTTTCCATGATGCTGCCAACACGCTGCTTTAATGCGTCCAAACCTTCAGGCGTGTGATATTCAGCAGGGTCTTGCTTTTTCCAAAGTTCAACCTCAGTTTGCACTTCTTTAAGTGCATTGGCAGCTTTATCGTCTTTTGCAATTCCTTTAAAAGAATTTGAAGCAAACGCATTGTTTAAAGCAGTTTCAATTGGCTGCATATCCAAAACGGTCTTATCCGCTTTGATGTTTGCCATGTTTGAGCGATATTCAGCTTGCTTTTGGCGACCCATCTCAGCCAAATCAGCCTTGGCACTGTCAAGAACATCAGTGATCGGAGCATTTCCACGCATGTTTTCGCGGAATATTGCGCCACGTTCACCGCCTGTTTGACCAGCCTTGTAAGCCTGCGTAAGAGCTTCTTCGCCTGCACCTGACTGCAAACCAGCTAGTTTTTTGCCAACAGCGCTTGCGCCACTAACAGCACCAGTTCCAGTCCTTAAAGCAGCGACCAATGGGTCTGTCATTTGTCCAGCGGTAGAAACCATTTCGGCTGCACGAGCCACTTTTGGCAAATTTGCCAATTGACCAACTTTAGATGCAGCAGCGCCACCGCCAGTTAAGACAGTTGACAAATCAGCCATTACACCTGCGGGGTCTTGAGCAATTGCATTTTTCAAGCCTTGCTCAGAGCCGTAGCGTTGTTTGTAAAACTCGCCAATTGCACCACCAGTTTGCTGACCGCGCTCAATAGCTGGTTGAGCGCGTGGAGATTGCATGGATTCTGGCAATACTTTAGCCAATCCACCTTGCATTAAATCTGAAATGCTTGACAGAGTTTTAACAGGATGAGCAACGGACTCAACAACCCCGCCAACTACATTGCCAACAGAAGAAGGTAGATTTTTTAAGGCTTGAACACCTGTTTCGCCCCAAGTTTTTTCTTGAGGTTGAGCCAAAAACGCTAAACCTTGATCTGAGACTTTAGACAAGTCGCCAGATTTCAGAGCAACTAAATCAGCATCAGAAAGTTTAGACAAGTCCATTATTACGGCCTTCCTTGATTAGCAAGATTTCTTTGACGACGCGACATTTCAGCCGCAGCCGCAGCCGCCAAATCAGCGGGATTTGACAAGTTTGCAGGTTGATTTGGTGTAGCAGGCTCAGGTGGCTTTGCGTTATAAACTTCAGCAATATCAACCGCACCAGCGGGGCCAGCTTGACGAGCAAAGCCCTTAATCACCAATTCACGATTAGCGCGTTTTTGAGCAATGGTTTCAGGTGAATCGCCTGCTTGTGGGAAATATTGCTTTTTAGCGTTATCAAACTCAGCGGAACTAATAGAAGCGCCAGATTCTTGACGAAGAACTGCGTTAATAAAGTTGCGTTGTGCTTGAGCAACTTGCTGGTTTTGCGGGTCAATTGCCCAATTTGTGAAAATGCCGCCTTTTTCGCTTGCCGCAACAGCTAACGGATTGGCAGTTTCTTCCAGTCTGTTCAAGATATTGTGAGAATCAGCAGCCCGAGTGCCAAACATCACACTTTTGCCTTGGAATTCAGTCAAAGGCTTTTCTTGTGGGGCAGGGCGCAAAGAGGCTTGCAATTTAGCCAAATCCATTCGATCTTCAGCGCGTTGACGTTGCTCTTGAGTACGCTCTTGAGCTTTGATCTGAGCCTCTGCAATACGAGCATCACGAGCAGCTTGCAATTCAGCGCCTTTAACACCCAATTGAGCAATAGCACCAGTATCAAGGCCAGGCGCTTTAGAAGCCCATGAAAGCATGTCTTCAGTTGTAGGATTAACCCGCAAAGCGCGAGATAAAGGCGATGGCCCCATTTGGTTCATTGTCTCAGGGGTACGCACCTCAACTTGTGTCTCAGTGGCCTTTGGCATACCAGCCAAAAAGTCGGCGTTTTCTTTTTGACGCTGCGCCATGAGTTCTTTGATGCCTTGTTGCGCATTTGCAACATCTTGACCGCCAAGATAGCTTTTAAGCGCTTGAGCAAGATATTGAGTGGTCGCGGGTTTTACATATACGCCCGAAACGGTTTGGCCTTCAGGCGCTTGCAAACCTTGATCGCGTAGTTTTTGCGCCAATGCTTGCTGTTCACGCAAGCCTAAAATTTGTTCGGTAAACGGGTCAAAAGTTGCCATGATTTTTCCTATTACCAGCCAAAGAAGTCACTAACAGCATTGCTGATGCCGCCAATCGCATCACTTGCGGCATTACCAGCACCGCCTACAACATCATTGATGGTGTTGCCAATGCCCAACTTGCCACCAGTTAACTTGTCAGCAGCCAATGCAGCGGTCAAATAACCGCCTGTGGGGTCAACACCACCAAACATGCCTCCACCACTACCAAGGCCCAAAGCATCCAATGTCTGTTGGTCAGTAATGCCAGAAGCCCAATCGGGTAATGCTGCGCCAGTACCACCGAATAAACCACTAAGCCCGCTTAATGCGCTAGAGCCAAAACTGCCAAGACTAGACAAAGCATTTCCGGCAAGTTTTTGACCGCTTTGCGAGCCAAGCAGACCTGCGCCAAGGCCATACAAGCCTTGGGTCTTCATGGCATCAGCCATTGCCGCAGCGTTCTCTTTTTGAACTTGCAGGGCATTGGCTTGTTGAACTGCTTGGTTATTCAATTGAGCATTTGCAAGTTGTTGGGCAAAAGTTTGGTTTTGCGCTGTATTGCCTGCTTGTTGTGCAGTCAACCCTTGATTGAATTGCTGACCTAGAGCCTGATTGCCAAATCCTGCACCTGCAAGTTGATTTTGGAACATTTGGGAACCAGCGTTTACACCCGCACCAATCGCAGAATTGCGTGCTGATTCATAGGCTTGTTGCTTTTGAGCATTAGCCATGTTCATTGCGTTGTTATAGGCTTCGCTGCCCTGCGTAATACCTTGATTCGCCAATTGATTAGTCAATTGGTTTTGTGTGCGCTCAAATTGAGGGTCAAGGTATTGAGTCTGCTGCTTATAAAGAGCATCAGTAACCTGTTGCTGCACAAGATTTGGGTCTTGAACAGAGGTTTTGATTTGATTTGCATTGTTCGCAAAATTCGGGTTTAGTGGCGTTGTACCAGCCGAGTAGATCGGTTGTCCAGTGCTAAATAATCCATCAGCCATGATGATTCCTTGTCATTAAAAAACCATCAGGGTATCCCGATGGCGTCATTTTATATTATTTGTTCATTTTGTCGCTATGTTTTCGCAAGGCTTTTGCAAATTTTTTCCCTTTGTCAGCCTGTACGAATTCTTTTCCCACGGATTGAGAAACACCCACACGCTTTGCAGCTTCTGGGTTGTGGGCAACCATTTCCATAAATCGGTGTTGTTTATCGCTATGTGACGACATTAAATGTTCCCTCCTGCCTGTATATCCAAATCATAAGAATACAAACGCACATCAGAATATTTAGTTTTCATTTTTATATGCAAACTGCCCCAATATCCAATCCCTGACACGTTTGCCCAGACTTTTTTCACCTGAATTTGACCGCCGTATACGGATTGATCATATTTAGATGCACCATAAACAGCAGTTGGTAATTGAACAACAGAAGGTGTTGTAAATTCTTTTGTGCTTAAGTTGAAATCCAACTCCATACGTGTGCCGTATGAAAAGTCAGAAGTTGAGCCAACCAACACACGAGCCAACGACCAAAACTTTAATTGGCTTGCATTGCCAAAGTTTTGATATGCAGGCACAACTTCAGCCACGATCTCTGCGCCATCATCAGATTGGCTATCCCAAGCCAGCCCAACATAGCCGTTAGAACCAAAAAACAATTGGTCATTGCTGAAATACCAGCATCTAGCATTAAGGCCAGTCCAGCGCGACCAACCACCAGAAATCGTATTCATCACGTACTGATATGATGATGTAGTGGAAATCGGAATATTCACCATCAGCATGTTTTGCGGAGGGTAAAGCAATAAATCCCAATCAGGCTGGTCGGTATAAGTTGTTGTATCTTGTGCAAGTTGCGGCTGAATTTTGTCTGTCAGTTGCAACCAAGTGCTAACCCTTGAACTCATCAAAGATTTAGACAATTGGGCGATACCGTCTTTGTTAATGATCAACAAATCACCGCCAAACTTACAGGTAAACCCTCGACCCGTAGGTGAGCCGATATAAAACACGCCTTGCAAAGACCAAGTAGAGGCCGATGCGGGGTCTGTGCCTGTATATACAGCCACTTCGCCCTCAGACGTAAACACTACAAAATAGTCATCAAGGCCAGTTCCAGCATCAAGTGACCAAGTGCTGATCTTTGTGATGTAACCGCCGCGAACAAAAATGGGCGAAAAGTCAAACTTAACCGCAGCGCCAGCAATTTGATCTGTTGGCAAATACCAGCAGGCCAAAGAACTGTTAGGCACAAACCAAAGCCTGCGCTTGTGAGTAATAACATCTCTGAAATGTGTGTCGCTTGGCCCTGTAATGGCATAAGTAGCAGAAACCGAAGTTACCGAATACCAAGTAGTGCCATCAAACAAAATAGCATTGTCTGCGCCGTTGACGTAATAAGAAAAATTACCGCCAGAGTTGGCAAAACTCGCTTGTTTGAACTTCGCATTGGTCAAGCCAGATACTTTGGCAGCACCAACAGCGCCTTTTGTACTTATGTCGTAAATTGAAACTGAACCTGAATTGTCAACTGCGGCATAAATCTTTTGACCACCCGTTAATGGGTTGTATTCAAGCAAAGACTTGGCAACGCCTGTAAAAGTAGCCCATTGCGAATAACCCTTGCGAATCATCAATTCAGAAGGCAAGCAGAAAACGTTATCCATTACGGGGCCGTATTGAGGCTCCATCATTGGCAATGGGTCGCGCACGTTCCAGCCGCCAATAGGGGCCGTAACGCTAATAATTTGGGATGTACGGGCCATTTTTAACTCACCTGGCTAACTGTCAATATGACAGAAGGAATTGCGGGGCGCGCATACGGTGACGTTTGAGCAGCACTATGATAAAGCGAAACAGTCGTATCGTCAGCAACCCAAACCAATTCAAAATATTGGCCTGCGTTCATTGGCAAGATAAAGTTCCAAGCTGCGGCCTGTTGTGTTCCGCTTCCGGCAATTGTAATGTCGGTGGCTGAATTTACAACATCAGTGCCGTTGATTCGCGCCCATATTGCAACTGTTTTTACCGATGCGTTTGAACTTTGAAGCTGCAACGAAAACTGAAAGTTGTAAACGCCAGAAGCCGGACAAATTACACGCGATGAATGTGCGGGGTCAAGATAAACACCATCCACAATATCTGTGGAATTCATCGTTATCACATAAGGCGTATTGATCGCCGCAATAGACTGCGAAGTTGAATCGGAAAACGCCCCATAGAGCAAGCCGCTACCACTAGCATTATCAGAAGGGTAACGGGTAATCTTCATACGCGCTCAAGCCCGCTGATAGTTGTAGTCAAACCAGTAGCAGAGCCAACAGCCAGCAAAACTTCATTCTGGTTCAAGATTTGAAAACCAGCGTATTGCATGGACGAATAAGCAGGAATTGAGGACGAATACCAGCCAAACGCATTAGCAGCCGTAGCAGAACCAATATACATGGTCAAACTAATCGGCGATGAGGTTGTATTGACTACCATAATGTCAAGAATGGCAGTCTTGCCATCAGGTTGCGCCGTGTAAAGCGTTGTTGATGTGTTGCCGATAGCGGCTTGGGCTAATCGCTTGGGTGTAC